TAGTTGGAAATCACCAATAGGTGATGCTCCAGCATTATCTGAAGAAGAAGCTCTTACACATTATTATGTGTGGAATGAATCTACAGGTGCTTGGGATAAAACAGCTAGATAACACACTTGACATTTTAATTAGATTTAATTACATATCATATAGGTATGCACAAGAAAGTATTAACAGAAGTAGATCTTTATACAGGTAAAATTCAAATGCCTGACGGCTTTGATATTGACCGTGATAAAATAAGAAATGACATCATAGAATCTTACGTTAAAAAAAATAGAGTTAACACTAATCCACAAGCTTATGCTTTTGATGATTATGTTGTACCTTATTCTCAACCTCTACAATGGATGCAAGATTACGTTAGAGATCATTGGAGATTAGATTATGGTAGAACTTTAGTGCAAAAAAATATGCACGGTAATGTTATGCATCCTAAAGAAAAATCTTGGACAAGGCATCAAGTTGATCCTGTTGATTTACGTAACTCACCAGACTACACCCTTATTTATGGTATTGATGTTAAAGAAGGTTCTTCAGAATGTATTATTGAATACGATGATAACAGAAGAAAAAATAGAACTTGGCATTTACCTATAAAAAATAATCACTTTATAATTTTTCCAGCTACTAATAAATATTCTTTTTCACCCAATACTTCTAATGGCTTAAATATAATTTTAACAATTAACTATGAATACATTTAAACCTTTGATAGCCCAAACTGCACCTTTTTCTCATTTAGCATCTTTAGAGAAATTAGTTTCTGATAGATTAAAAAAAGATTATGTAGAACACCCTGCTGATCTTAAATATCAAGAAGTTGAAAAAGCTGTTTTAAAAGAAGGTTTGTTATATCCTATAAAAGTTAACAAAAATACTATGGTTGTTATTACAGGAAATCAAAGATCTTGGTTTGCTAAAAAACAAGGATACACACATATATCAGCGGAGTTTGTAGAATGAATATATCTAATTACTATTGGTATTTTGAATCTGCAATACCACCAAGAATTTGTGATCTTATTGTTAAGTATGGTAAAGCAGAAAAACAAAGAGAAGTTATGGCCATTACAGGTGGCTTTGGTAGAGATAGAGATTTATCTAAAAAACCTCTTAACAAAGAAGAAGTAAAAAATTTACAAAAGAAAAGAGATTCTAATATTATATGGATGAATGACAGATGGATCTATAAAGAAATACAACCTTATATACATCAAGCAAATCAAAATGCAGGTTGGAATTTTGAATGGGATCATTCTGAATCTTGTCAGTTTACTATTTATAAAAAAGGTCAATACTATGATTGGCATTGTGATGGTTGGGATAAACCTTATATGGAAGAGGGACCCACAAAAGGAAAGATTAGAAAATTATCTGTAACCGTAACATTAACAGATCCAAAAGAATACAAAGGTGGAGAGTTAGAGTTTGATTTAAGGAATGAAGATCCTGATAAAAAACCTAATATGAGAACGTGTACAGAAATATTACCAAAAGGCTCTTTGGTTGTATTTCCTAGTTTTGTATGGCATAGAGTTAAACCCGTAACTAAAGGAGAAAGGAATAGTCTAGTGATATGGAATCTAGGTTATCCATTTAAATAATATGAATGATATAAAACAAGGTGGTAGTAATACATTACCAAAACCAAAAGGACACGTAGATTTTAAATCTGCTTTTTATTTTCAAACACCAGTATGGACTGCAGAAGCTCCAATGTTTTTGAAAAGTGCAATTAAACTAACAGATAAGTATTTAAAAAAAGGTGAGAAACTATTAAAAGATAAAATGAAGAATGATCCTAAATGGAAAAAAGAAATAGGAGATTTTGGTTTATCTAATCATAGTGAAAGTTTTTCACAAGATCCTAAAGCAAAAGATTTAGTAGAGTTTATTGGTCAACGATCCTATGAGTTTTTAGATTGGCAAGGTTTTGATTTAAAAGATCACAGCTTACACTTTACAGAATTTTGGGTACAAGAATTTAGTAAGAGAGGTGGTGGTCATCACTCTACACATCAACATTGGAATCAACACGTATCAGGATTTTACTTTTTAAAATGTAGTGATAAAACATCTTATCCTATCTTTCACGAACCAAGACCCGGTGCAGAGATGACAAAGTTACCTTTAAAAGATCAATCACAAATTACAATGGGTACAAGTCAAGTGCATTATAAACCACAACCCGGAACGATGATTATATTTCCAGGTTATGTTCCACACGAGTTTGCAGTTGATGCAGGATTAGATCCATTTAGATTTATACATTGGAATATAAAAGTTGTTGAAACAGCAATATCAAAAGAAAAGAGTATTAAATGAGCTTTAAAAAAAATAAATATATAGTTATTAAAGAAGCAGTACCAAAAGATATAGCAGAGTTTTGTTACAATTACTTTTTACTTAAAAGAACTGTTGCAAGAACTTTATTTGATCAAAGGTATATCTCTAACTTTACAGAAGAATGGGGAACGTGGGCCGATGAACAAGTTCCAAATACATATTCTCATTATGCGGATGTAGCTATGGAAACTTTATTGATGAGAACTTTACCTGTAATGGAAAAGAAAACAGGACTTAAATTAAATCCAACTTATTCATATGCAAGAATATATAAACCTGGTGATGTTTTAAAAAGACATAAAGATAGATTTAGTTGTGAAATATCTACAACTTTAAATCTTGGAGGAGATCCTTGGCCTATACATTTAGAACCAAAGAAAAATGTAGGTATACCAAACGGTAAAAAATTAACAGCTTCTAGTAATAACAAAGGTATTATAGTTAATCTAAAACCAGGAGATATGTTAGTTTATAGAGGTATGGAATTAGAGCATTGGAGAGAAGAATTTCAAGGAGATAACTGTGCTCAAGTATTTTTACACTATAATGATCAAAAATCTAAAGATGCCAATCAAAATGCAAATGATAGAAGACCGCATTTAGGACTTCCCGCTTGGTTTAAAAAATGATATAGTTCTTAGATGGAGGCTGTACTCCACCATACCTACAGCCTCCTTTTAAGGATTATTTATGAGTTTAGGATTTGACGCAATATCAGCATTACCATTCGCTACATCAGGACCTGATAATAGTGTAGAGGTACAAGTATCTAAAAATGCATTAACTATTACAATTGGTAGTGTAGGTATTATTGCAGACGCTGTTACAGAAGATACTGATCCAAATAGACTTACATTAGGTCTTGGTACTTTAACTATTACCGCTGATGCTAATCATACAGTTTCAGGGAATGCAGTATCTTTAGGATTAGGTGCATTTACTATTAATATTGACACTAATGTTACGCCTTCTGGAAACTCGTTGACCTTGGCTACTGGAAGTGTTACAGTATCAGGAGCAGCAAATGTATTACCTACAGGTTCTGGTTTATCATTAGATACAGTAGAACCAGGAGTTATTACGTGGAACGATATAATACCAGGAGCAACAATGGTTTGGACACCAATAAAACCGTACTAATATGGCATCAACTTATTCAACAGATTTATCATTAGAACTCGTAGCAACAGGAGAAAAAGCTGGTCTATGGGGTGCAATTACAAATACTAATTTACAATTATTACAAACAGCAACATCAGGTTATATAGAAGTAACTTTAAATTCTGGTACAACTACATTAAGTTTAGCTGATGGATCATCAAGCGCAAACGGTAAAAATCTTTACATAAAAGTTATAGGTACTTTATCCGCTAATGTTAGTTTAGCAATGCCCGCTTCAACAACAGGTGGTAATTCTAATAGAGTATTTTTTGTAGAAGATGGAACTACTAGAGGTGGAGCTGGAGACAGTTACACAGTAACTTTATTAACAACAGGTCAAAGCGCAGGAACTCAAGTTCCTCTTCCAGAAGGTGCAACAGCTTTAGTTTATTCTAGAGGCAGTGTACCCGCAACAACATTAGGTATGTTACAAAAAGGAATGACTTCTGTAACTGCAGCAAGTAAAACTACTTATACGGCAGTTGCCGGTGATCAAATTGTAGTAGACACAGTTGCTAATCCAGTTACAATTACATTACCAAGTTCACCCGCTGTTGGCGATGAAGTAACAATTATGGATGGTTCAGCATCAAATGGTTTTGCAACAAACAATGTTACAGTAGGTAGAGGTGGTTCTAAAATAGAAGGTGCTACTTCTGATGATACTCTTGCTACTAATAATCAATGTGTAACTTTAGTTTTTGCTAACGCCGCAAAAGGTTGGCTATATAAATCAACAAATCAATAGGAGTAAATAATGCTTACTAAAATTAAGTTTGCTCCAGGAATAGACAAACAAGACACCGCTGTAGGAGCAGAGGGTCGTTGGGTTGATTCAGACAATGTTAGATTTAGATATGGACTACCAGAAAAAGTTGGTGGTTGGCAATCATTACTTACAGACACTTTAGTAGGTGTAGCTAGAAAACAACACGCATTTGTTGATAAAGATGGCAATAGATATGTAGCCATTGGCACAGACAAATTTTTAATTATATATTTTGAAGGACAATTTTTTGACGTTAGTCCACTTGCAACAGCAATTACTAGCGCAACTTTTACTTTTAATGCTACAACAACAGTAACGTTAACTACATCAGCAACACACAATATAAGTGTGGGAGATATTATTCGTTTATCAGCAACAAGTTTACCAGGTGGTACAACAGGAGTTACTACAGCTACTTTTAATGATATTAACTTTCAAGTTTTATCTGTACCTACTTCTACAACTTTAACTATTCAAGCAGCAACAGCTGGCTCATCTTCTTCAGGCGGATCAGTTACCATTAACCCTTTTGAAGTAGTAGGTCCTGCTGCTCAAACTTATGGTTATGGTTATGGTATTAGTCAATATGGTGGAACTGTACAAGGAGCACAGACAACAACTTTAAATGGTAGTTTAAATGCTGATACAGCCGGTACTGGTGGAACGGGGACCGCGGTTACAGTTGTGAGCACAACAGGATTTCCTTCTGCAGGAACTATTGCAATAGCTAATGAATTAATTACATACACATCAAAAAGTTCAACACAGTTTTTAGGTATTACTAGAGGTGCAAAAGGTACAGCAACTACTGGTACATCTAATGGTCAAGCACATTCATCAAGTGACACAGTTACCAACGCATCAGAGTTTAGTGGATGGGGTGATGCAGTTGATGCAGGAACTATTACGCTTGAACCAGGACTTTGGTCATTAAGTAACTTTGGTGATGTATTAGTTGCAACGATTGCAAATGGCAAAACATTTACTTGGGACTCTTCTATTGCAGCAAGATTATCGACAAGAGCTTCTACAAGCACATCAGGATTTTTAACAACAAATAATCCTACAGCTACAAGAACAACTTTAATTTCACCAACAACAAGACACTTAATTCATTTTGGAACAGAAACAACAATAGGCACACCATCTACACAAGACGATATGTTTGTAAGATTTTCTGAAGACGAAGATATAAATGCATATACTCCAGAAGCAACTAACACAGCAGGTACACAAAGACTTCAAGATGGTACAAAAATTATGGGATCTTTGGTTGCAAAAGAAAACATTTTAGTGTGGACTGACAATGCACTATACACAATGAAATTTGTAGGTGCACCATTTACATTTGGTTTTGAACAAGTGGGAACTAACTGTGGATTAATTGGTAAGAATGCACCTATTGAGATTGATGGTGTAGCTTACTGGATGGGTAATAATGGTTTCTTCTCGTTTGATGGTACAGTTAATACTTTACCTTGTAGTGTAGAAGATTATGTTTACGATGATGTAGATACAACTAAAGGACAACAAGTAAACGCTGGTATTAATAATCTATTTACAGAAGTTGTTTGGTGGTACCCATCTGCAGGTTCAGACTTTAATAATAGATATGTAGTTTATAATTATGGAGAGACAGGACAAGCTACTCCAATGGGTAACTGGTACACAGGTACAAATACAAATTCTATAAGAACAACTTGGATTGATTCGTTAGTATATCCTAAACCTTATGCAACAGCATTTAAAGATTCTAACACAGGAACTTTTCCTGTAATAAGTGGTGAAACAGGACTAGGTCAAAGTATATTGTTTGAACACGAATCGGGAACTGATCAAGTTAATCCAGATGGTAGTGTAACTACATTAACATCTTTTATACAATCATTTAGTTTCTCATTA